TTTCTGCATAGACGCGTATAGTCGACGACCTAGAGACTATGTGGAAGAAACTAGGAGGATATAAATATGGCAAACACTACTTTTACAGGTCCAGTAGTAGCATTAAACGGTTTTATCGGTGGTGCTAACGAAAACGCTGGTGATACACAACAAGGTGGAAAAGTTTCTTGGACTGTTTCTGATGCATCTACAGTAACGATCGCAACAGGTACAAGAGCAGGTGAAACTTTATCAGCTGTTGGAAATGATGGTGTTATGATCTATGTTGACAATGGTTTCTCAAATGCACCTACTTATGCATTTTCAAATGGAACTCAGTGGATTAGATTATTAACAACTACTGTTGCTATCGCAACAGACGCGTAATTAATTATGGAGCCCTTCGGGGCTCCTGTAAATTTTAAGGAGATTAAAATATGAAATCAGATGTTAAAGCAACACAGAAAACTACAAATGGTTTAGTGTTTGCAGGTAGAACAAGATTAAGAGGTATTGTTCTTGGTGCTCCAAACCCAACAACTGCTGGAGTTGCAGTTTTTTTAAATGGAACAACAGGATCAACTTACTTATCTGTTGAAGCACCTGCAGGTGATGTGTTCGCATTAAATATTCCAGAAGATGGAATATTATTTGAAAACGGAATTTTTGTAACTGATTTAGTTGGAAAAGTAACTGTATTATACGACAAGTAGGAGGCTAAATGGCTAATACTACTTCTGGAACATATACATTCGACAAGACTTTTGCTATTGATGAAATAATAGAAGAAGCTTATGAACGAATAGGAATGCAACCTAATGCAGGTTTTAATTTAAAATCTGCAAGACGTTCTTTAAACATCATGTTTCAAGAATGGGCAAATAGAGGTTTGCATTATTGGGAAGTTGCAAACAATTCACTTACATTAGTTGATGGTCAAGCAGAATATACAATGTATAGATCAACATCTGATGGTACTTCTGATGCAACAGCTATTTATGGTGTTGATGATATTTTAGAAGCTTCTTACAGAAATTCTTCTTCAGTCGATTTTCCTTTAACAAAAATTAATAGATCAGCTTATCAAGCGTTATCAAATAAAACTGATGAAGGAACTCCAACACAATATTTTGTACAAAGATTTATTGATAAAGTTACAATCACTTTATATTTAACTCCTGGCTCAACAGAAGCAGGAAATACAATTAACTATTATTATGTAAAAAGAATACAAGATGTAGGGGATTATACTAATGCAACAGATGTTCCTTACAGATTTGTACCATGTATGGTTTCTGGTTTATCTTATTATTTATCACAAAAATTTGCACCACAAAGAACACAAGAATTAAAATTATTATATGAAGATGAATTACAAAGAGCTTTAGCTGAAGATGGTTCGTCTTCAAGTACATTCATAACCCCTAAAACTTATTATCCAAATGTCTAATTTAGCTAGAGGAAAATATGCAAAATTTATATCTGATAGATCAGGTATGGAATTTCCATATAAAGAAATGGTTAAAGAATGGAATGGATCAAGAGTACATGTATCTGAGTTTGAACCAAAACAACCACAATTAGAACCAAAACCATATACAGCTGATCCACAAGGTTTACAAAATGCAAGACCTGCAAGAACTGAACCGGCAACAGAATCTATGTTAGGGCCTGATCCTTTATCTTTCACTGCTAATTCATCAACGGTTACAGTTACAGAAGTTAATACTCAAAGATCAGCTTCTGATACAGTTGTATTTAGAAATGTAGATGGAAGTCCGGGAGGATTACCTTTTACAACATTAGAAAACTCAACAGGCTTTACTATTGTATCTGTATCAACAGATACTTTTACCTTTAATTTAAATACAACAGCTGCTATAACAGAAAAATCAGGAGGTATGACAGTCACAGCAGGACCTGTTACATTGACACCATGACATACGCAGAATTAGTAGATAAAATTAGAAACTATACAGAAGTTGATTCAAATGTATTTACATCAACTATTGTTGATGGATTTATATCTGATGCAGAGTTTAGAATATTAAGAGATGTAGATTCTGATAATAATAGAAGTTATGCACAAGCAGATATTGTTGCAGGTCAAAGATATGTAAATACACCTTTAATTAATGATGAAACTTTAGTTATTAGATCAGCGCAAATCACCAATTCTACAGGTGGGGCAGATAACTCTAGCCGCTCGTTTCTAGAATACAGAGACACGAATTTTATATCGGAGTATAATCCAACTGGGGTGCAGGGATTACCAAAATACTACTCATATTGGGATGAAAACACCATTGTGCTCGCTCCAACACCAGATCAAAATTACAATATGCAGATAAATTATATCTTGAAACCTACTGGTTTATCTAGTAGTAATACAACAACATACTTAAGTAATGAATTCCCTAACGGACTTTTGTATGCATGTTTAGTAGAAGCTTATGGGTTTTTAAAAGGACCCCCTGATATGATCCAGTTCTACGAAGGAAAATATCAACAAGCTCTACAAGGATTTACTGTAGAACAAATGGGAAGAAGAAGACGAGATGAATATCAACAAGGTTCACCACGTCTTCCTAAAACACAATAAGGAGTAAATACAAATGGCAATAACACAAGCAGTTGCGAATAGTTTTAAAAAAGAATTATTAGAAGGTGAACACAAATTTCAATTTGGTGCTTCTGGTGATACTTTTAAACTTGCTTTGTATGTCTCTACTGCAACGTTAAACTCTGCTACTACAGCATACACATCTACTGGTGAAGTTGATCCAAGTGGTCAGTATACTACAGGTGGAGGAGTATTAGTAAAACCAAATCCAAGTACTTCAGTTGCATCAGGTGTTGCAATTGTGGATTTTAATGAGTTATCTTTTACTGGTGTAACATTGACAGCTAGAGGTGCATTAATCTATAATACTTCATCGTCAGATAAGGCGGTTGCAGTATTAGATTTTACAAGTGACAAAACAGCAACTTCAGGAACATTTACAATTCAGTTCCCAGCTTTTACAACTTCAGCAGCTATTCTAAGAATCGGCAACGCGTAATAGGGAGGTAACCTATTATGGCCAATGCTTGGGGCGAGCTAACTTGGGGAATTAATAACTGGGGTCAACAAAGTGATTTAAACGTACCCGTTTCAAATCCTAATGATGAACCGTATGGAACTTATCCATATGGTGAAAATGATTTTGGTGGCTCAGCAGGTAATTTAGGTTTATCTACAGGTTCTGTAACTGTTACAGCAGAAATCAATAGAGGTTGGGGAAGAGAACAAGGTTGGGGTACTCTTGATTGGGGTACTTATACTTTATCTGTTCAAGTTCCTGTTACTGGTCAACAACTTAATATTTCTCAAGGTGATGAATCTACAAAAATAGATGTAGCTCCAACTTTATCTGGTGAACAATTAAATTGGTCTATTGGTGCAGTTGATCCTGAACCAGATGAATCTTTAGATGGTCAACAAGTTAATGTAGCACTTGGTGAAGAAACTATTTCTGCAGGTGCAAATGTATCTGTAATCGGAAATCAATTAAATATCTCTCAAGGTGATGAAGAAATAGATAATATCACATTTGCAGCTATGACCGGTAATGGTTTAGTTGCAGAAAATCCAGGTACGGTAATTGTTGGTGGTATTGCAAGAATATTCCCAACAGGTGTTGAAATAAATGTGACTACTGGAACAGTTGATCCTGGTCCAGATGTAGTACTTCCAAGTGTTCAGGTTAATATAACTACTGGTACGGCTATTTTAGATGCAAATACTCTCGTAGATGTAACAGGTCAAGAGATAACTACTACAACAGGAAATGTTACATTTAGTATATCTGGTTCTGTACAACCAACAGGAAATAGGGTAAATATAGTACTTGGAGAAGAAAATATTCAGTCTTGGCAAATAGTTGACACAGGAACATCTGTAGCTTATACTGAAGTAACTACCGGATCTAGTGTATCTTGGAATGAGATTGACACAGCCGCATAAATTTTATAAAAACATAATAATTTAAGGAATTAAAAATATGGCATCAAGTTATTCTACTGACCTCAAACTAGAACTAATGGTGACTGGTGAAAAAGCTGGTCAATGGGGTGATATTACAAATTCAAATTTAGTTGTT